GGGATCACGCGCGCCACAGCGTAGTCACCGCTCGTGAGGCCGCTCTTGACAGCGCCACCGGTGGTCACGGCGAGGAGGGGCGTCGAGGAGAAGGTGAGCGAGCCACCGGCGATCACGCGGGTCAGACCGAAGATGCAGACCTCCACCACATCGCCAGCAGAGGCGGCGCGCTGAGCGACACCGATCACGGTGGGAGAGGTGGCGTCGGTGGCCACAGCGACCTTGCCAGCTGAGTTGATGGCGACGAGCGCGAACTCGGTCACAGCCGAGGCGCACACGAAAGACTTGACGATGTTCTGAAGCTCCATGCTTAGGCTCCGTAGACTGCGAGGTATTGATCGGGGTTGGTGGTGCGGAAGAGGTTGAGCGCCTCGCTGAAGCTGATGTGCTTCTCAGCGGCGAGGACCTTGACCTGCTCTGCGAGGGAGGCGCGCGTCAGCTCCTGACCAGAGGCGCCATGACCCACCTCATTGAGGGGGACCGCGCTGTTGGCAGGGCGCTCGCTGAACATCTTCCAGAAGATGGGCTGAGTGGCCTTGGCATCGAAGGCCGCCTCGACCGCCGCCTGCTCTGCCGGGCTGACCTTGCCCTCACGCAGGAGAGCAGTCACAGCCTCACGGCGCTCGATGGCGCGCTTCTCAGCGTCGATGGCGGCGAGCTTCTCAGAGAGTTGCTTGTTGGCGGCGCGGAGAGTGTTGATCTCAGAGAGCAGGGTCGCCTCGCTCATCATCTTGGCCTTGGGCTTCTCGCCATCAACCACGACCACGGCTGGCTTCTCCTCCTCCTCGGGCATCTCGGCCTCAGGCATCTCGCCCTCAGCCATCTTCTCCTCGGGCATCTCTGCCTTGAGGGAGGCCTCTGCAGCGGTCTGCATGTCGGCAATCTTCTGCTCAAGCTCTTTGACCATCGCGTCCTTGGCGACGAGCGCGGCCTTGAGCTCCTCGGGCGACATCTCGGCGATGTTGTCCATTGGTAGCGTCTCCTTGAGTGTGACCCTGTCGATCGAGGCGTTGCTCTGAGCAGGGCGAGGTGTGAGAGTGATTGCGAGGAGCTGGGCGTCCCCGACCTTCTTGCCGCCATCGCGACTGAAGATGTTGCCCGTGACATACTCGGGCGAGGACCACAGGACACCGCCTGCATCCTGCACCACCTTGAGCCCGCGCTCGTTGTAGGCAGGGGTCGCGTAGAGACCATCGGCGCGCATCTCAAGGTCCACCACGAGACCGAGAGCGCCACCGACATCAGGAGGAGCAGGTGTGCCAGGATTGAACGGTGATGAGGCATGTTGCCAATCGATGATCACAGGGTCCTCAAGACGCCTCTCACGATAGACGCGCAGGAGCTCCGCGCAGAGGGAGGCGTCAACCTCCCCTAGCGTCTCACCGCTGAGGCGCGCGCTGACCTGCCCGATGGCGAGCGTCTTAAATGGCTTGCCGAGGGTCAGCCCCTCGGGAATGTCATAGGTGGCAGTCGACGCCATCTGCACCGCCTCACCATAGGCGCGCAGGGTAGTGACCTTCTCATCAGCAGCGTTCATCTGACCTACCACCTTTCGAGCCCACGCATAGCCTGCATCACCTCCCCAACCATCCCAAGCCTGTCGACCTGGGCCATACTCATCCCAAGTCGAGCCCTGCTTGTCGATCTCGTGGCGCGTGAAGTAAGCAAGCATGCGGCGCAGAGTATCAGGGGAGAGCTTACGACCTGCCGACAGGTCACGAGCGCGAGCCAAGCCGACAGGCGTCATCCCACGCTGTGAGGGAGGCTTCTCTGCTCGATTGCGAAGAGCGCGAGCGGCGGCTTCCTGTGCGCCCTTGGGAGGCGTGAAGTCGATGTGGGCGTACTTCTCAGGCACTGCCCACGTGTAGCCGACGAGGAGCGCGCGCTGTCTAGCCTTGGCTACCATCACGCCTCCTCTTGATCAGGTGCTCAGCGAGTGCCGCCACAGGAGAGGGAGCGGTGCGCTGAATGGGCGCGCGCTCTGCCCCCTCTGGCAGATCACCTGCACCGAGGCGCTCACGGATGGCGCGCTCGAGGTTGTCATCGGGCGTGAGGAGCCCTGCCTGCACGAGCTGCGGAAGCATGCCCAAAGACTCAGCGAGGTCGTCTGTGTCGAGCCCCGTGTGCTGAAGGCGAGGGAGCTTAGAGGGATCCACAGGCCCATAGTTGAACTGAACGAGGCGACCGACAGTCCCTGCGCCTCTGCGGTCGACACCATTGACCGCTGACGCCACCAGGTCGCAGAGGTTGATCGCCGCGCGTCTGAACACCGAGAGGTGAACCTCACCGACCGAACGCGAGCCTGTGTCGCTGATGCCGAGGTTGGCGAACTGCGCGAGGAAGGCTTGGCTGATCTGGTTGTCGCACTCGCGGATGATGTCGAGAGGCCCTTGAGAGTAGAGGTAAGGTGACGCGGCGTAGTTGTCGAAGCTGACCACATCGTTCTCGATGAGGTAAGCCTGCTCTGCGGAGAGGAACGCCTGCGCTTGGTGCTCTGCCTCATCGACCATCGCGTTGATGTCTGCGTCGGTCATACCTGCGAGGTCAGCCTTCTCTCGGTTGATCTTGACCTTGGGCGTGGGGATAGCCCATCGATCGAGACCGACACACATCAAGTTCGCCACGCGCTGCTTAGTCCTCCACCACCACCACACAGGGCGAAGCATGCCAGCGCCCTCGAAGTTGGAGCCTGTGCGGTTCAGCGTGAGCAGGAGGAGCTTGTTGGCAGGTATGGGTTGAGGCACCTTCTCGGTGCCGACCATGTTCTGCAACACGCCATCGAGGTTCTGATTATCGCGCGACAGCCACCGCATGTGAGCAGAAGGCTCGCGGTCGGCGTAGTGGTCGAGCCACACTCGGACCTTGCCGTTCTCATCTGGGCCTACGCGATACACCTCCTCGGCGTAGCGATAGCCGACAGGCACGAACTCAAACAGATAGCTGAGTTGCGCCTCCCACGAGAGCGACATCTGCCCTGCATAGCCATCGAGCCCGAACGCCTCGTTGGCGAAGCGTGCAAGCTCAAGACACACAGGGTCCTCCTCATCGGCAGGCATGAAGCGCCATGTAGCAGAGAGGAGGGTCTGACGGAGCATGTGCCATGAGCGCCTGACAACGGGGTCAGTCCGCAGCATGTCCTCTGCCTCAGTGACCCAGTTGAGCCCTGTGAGTTGAACGTTGCGCTCATACCCAGAGATGACACCGCCTGAGAGCTGAGTGCCACTGATGCCGCGCGTGACAAAGCGCGGATGCAAGGCGCGCATGTGCCTCGGGGTATCGTCTATCTCTGAATAGTCCATAGCGCCTCGACGGTGAGGTGGTGCTGATGATGTGCCGTCGAGGAGTCCAATGAGTTCTAGCTTGCACTATTGATGAGTGCTATCAACCTTGTCAACAGTCTTGATATTCCTCGCCTGCTCGTCAGCCTCATCGAGGTCAACCACTCTCTCGACCACAAAGCCTTGAGGCACATCGAGGAAGCCAGCAGGGAGGGTGATATCGTGGATCCAATCACCTGCCTTGTCGAGACCGAACAAGAACAGGAAGCCTGCGATGGGGTGGGCGATGGTGTTGTGGATGAACCACATGAGTTTAGTCATTAGCTGTCTCCTTGTTGGTAGTCTTGGCCTTCTCGTCAGCCTCATCGAGCGCCGCCTCGATCTCAGCGAGGAGGGCGAGGCTCTGCGCGTGGAGCTCATGCTCTGGCTCAAGAGGCACATGCTCACGCAGGATGGCGCGCAGGTCAGGGGTCTTGTGTGTCGGCTTCATCATCATCCTTCCACTTGCCTTGAGGGTCGAACTCGCCTGGCTCGTATGGCTTGACCTTGATTGAGGTGCCAGTGCAGTAGCCTCTCAGCATGCCCGACAGGTGAGGCACGATGCGCTCGTTCTTGACTGCGGTTTTCTGCCCACAGACAGGGCAGTCGATGGGGCGTGGATCATCGACCAGCACGGCGGGCCTCCTCCTTGCGCGCATACTCCACCTCGCGCGTCAGGTACCACAGCGCCTTCTCCAAGTCCTCAAGGCGGTCGAGCTTGTGACCTGCGCGGGCGACATACTTGACCACGTTCCCGAGGTTGAAGTTGAGATCCCACGCCTCGATGGCGGCGATGACCTCAACGCCACTCTGGGCGTGATAGTGGGAGGGATGATTAACGCTGCTCATCGTCTGTCTCCTCGGGCTTCTTGCTTGGCTTGGTGGGAGGTGGGGTCTTGTCGAGAGTCACATGCAGGCGGTCCTCCACCTTCTTCTTGAGGACAGCCACGAGCCATGCGTTGAGGGTTCCTGCGCCTGCACCGAACCACACATCGAGCCACTTAGGGCCGAGAGTGTAGCCGACCACCGCGCCGGTGAGGATGGCGAGTAGACGCACGATAGCCTTCTTGCGCTCGCGATCGTCAGCGAGGATCGAGACGAACGGCTTGATGACCTCGGTCACGCCGAAGCTGATGACAGATGCAAGGATCACAAGCACGAGGTGCTGCTCGATCATGTGTACGTTGATGTCGAGATCAGGTGGCATGTTCGCTCCTTGGTCGCTGTTAAAAGACGGCTGAGGAGGGTCGCGCATTCCTGCGGCTCTTGTCTAGTGTACTCGTTCGGGGCTGATACTTCCCGACCACATCAGCCCAATGATGGAAGATGCAGTCATACCGCAGGGCGTCGAGAGGATCTTCACGCCCATCCTTCTTCGGCTGTTCGGTGGTGTCCCAGGCGTAGGAGAGCAGCGCCTTCCTCAGCGAGTTGCCAAGCGCGCGCTCCCCTGCCTCCCACGCCTCTCGGGTCATGAGGTACTGCTTGCGAGCGAGGGCGCGCTTGAGCTTCTGCACACCGTTGAGGATGTCCACGCGAACGGGGTCGGTGGTCGAGCGGAGAGGCACACCGATCCCCCCCTCCTCGATGGGGCGAGAGAGGACAGCGAAGGCGCTCCTGCCTGTCTGATCGTTGCGGGCGTGACCTGCCTTGTCAGCGACACCGGTGTCGAGCCAGATGCGAGGACCAGGTGCAGAGGCTTGGTGAGCTCGTGGCCATGCGTGAGCGAGGATGAGCTTGGCAAGCTGATCGACAGTCACCTCTTGCGGGTTGATCTCCTTGATGACTACTGTCGCCTCAAGCGCCTCGTCATACGCCATGATGATCACTGAGGGCTTGCGGAAGCCCCAGTCGATGGCGATGCGCCCTGTCATCTCAGGGCGATATACCCAACCGCTGATGACATGCGTGTCCTCGCTC